GTGAACAACCAGAATATGCTGGAACTCCATCATATGGGCCTTATCCAGTTGATGGTGAAGATTATGAAATGACATCTGGACATGAACTTGGTGAGTCGGATACAAGTAGACTTGCAAAAGGAGAAGATTCGGAAACACATGGTTCTTTAGTTTCTAGAAGAGCTGACAGACAAACAGATATTCCAATTGCAACCCAACCATTTATAGAATTATCAGATGCAGCTGTTGAAGAAGATCGTGAAACTTTTGATGAACCACATCCAAAGAATATTGATTTTAATTTAGAGGACTCAGATAGTTATGGAGATTATGTTTCTGCATTGTATCCTTACAATCATGTATTTGAATCCGAAGCAGGTCATATCACAGAAGTTGATGACACACCAAACGCAGAGAGAACTTTCCGACAACATAGTTCTGGAACATATGAAGAAATAATTGCAGACGGAACTAAGACAGTTAAAGTGATTGGTGATAACTATGAAATTATTGCTGGTGGTTCAAACGTATATGTTGCTGGTGCAGTTAATCTTACAATAGGTGGAACTGTACGACATCTCATAAAAGGAGATTACCATTTAGAGGTTGAAGGAAACTATACGCAGAAGATAGGCAAGAATATGCGTACAAAGATTGGTTATAAAAAGGCTGGTGGAAATCTTGAAGAAGAAATAAAAGGTAATCATGGATTTAATGTTTCAGATAATATTAAAGGTCGTATCGGTGGTGATGTTGATATTACTACAGAGGGCAATGAACAAAGAATTAATAATGGAACATATAAGTTAATCGCAAAGAGTAATATCTTTGTTGCGACAACTGGTGGTACATTAACTCTTAATGCAAGTGGTAATGTTTCTATTGACACTACCTCTGGTATTATGGCAATCAAGTCTGGTACAACTTTGAATATGAAGTCTGGAACTTTGATGACAATTGCATCTGAAACAAATATTGATATGGATGCATCAACAATTATTGATGTTACTGCACCGACTGTTGACATAAATGGTTCAACAGCAATTAACTTGAACTAGGAGAACTTATGCCAGGAATATGTAGAAACACAACGGACTCTGCTGGTGGAGCTTTAATTGCATCACAGAGTAAAGTAAATGCAAATGGAGCATCAGTAGTGATTCATGGTGATGCAGTTACAGGACATGGAGTCGGTGTTCATGCTGGGCCTACTATGATTGCTGGTTCTAATAATGTTTTTATCGGAGGTGTTGCAGTTTGTAATGCTGGAGATTTAGCTACTTGTGGTCATGCTGCAAGTGGTTCGTCAAATGTGAATGTAGGAGATTAGTAATGGCAAATTTTAGTGTTCCAAATTTATGTGGTGCAAGTGCAGAACTTAATGCTGCATCATCAAAGATTGCAGATTTAGAATTAAATATAACTTCACAAATAGATGCAGCTGCATCTGAAGCTGCAGCTGCAGTTAATACTGCACTTGCAGATGTGAAGGCAGGACTTGATGGACTTGCATTAGATTTACCCTCAATTCCTAGTATTAATTTCCAATCAGAACTTACAAGTTTAGTAAGTGATTTTAATTTAACCACTCCACAAGGTCTTGCACAGTACACATCAAAACTTGCAGAACTAGAAAAGGACTTTGGAGATACACTTACTAAAGCTGGAAAATCTTTGGACAGTTTAATCACAGATGCTACTGCTGCCGTTTCTGGTGGTGGTGACCTTTGTGCAATTGCACCTAACCTTGAACTTCCAGCTGCTGGTGGAGATGTTGTAGAAAAAGCACAGGGTGTAAAAACTGCACTAAAAAATGCAGCAGATGAAGTAGAATCAACTGTTACAGTTAATGCAAGTGTTGAAACTAAAAAGACTGCACTTAAAGCAAAAGCTGAATCAGTTAAAACTGGAGAAGTGTTTGTAAAGGCAGACCCAATTAAAGATGTTGAACCAGTTGTTACTAAAATTGGTAAAACTGTTAAAGTAACCACTCCAACTAAAAGTACTACAACAACAACTGAAACTATTACAACAACAACTGGTGGTGGAAGTACAACAACATATGCAGCTCCAGTAGCAAAAAGAAAAACTCAATCAGATAATGGATTGTCAACTCGTTATAAACAAACTAGAGAATACTTTGTTTTAAAAGGTTCTATAAATGAAGAATATTGGAGTAGTGGTGGGAAAAGGTTTAATGAAGGAAAGAATAAGAAACATAAAGTAGTAGATGATATATCAAATATTAGATTAAAATATGATTATGCCGATATAAAGTATATGAGAGTCAAAGTTGGAGAACAGGCAGTTGACCTTACAGCAACAAAGTTAAAAGATTACTACGGAAGAAGAAAAGAAGATGGATATAAAAGATTAGATTATCGCAGTACTAGGAGAGGGAAGTATGCTGATGATAATGAATTAGACTTTGTGGGAGGAAGTATCCTTGCAGCTGATTCAAAGTTAGTTGAGATAATAGATTATGATACAGGGCAACCTCTTTCAGAAGGAAGTACAGCATATATTGTTTATTATTATTATGAAAAAGTAGACCCTAACTTTAGTGGTTAATCGTTATAAATAAAAGATAAAATAGGAGTCCATTAACAATGGCACAATATGACGCTGGTTCAAATAATAACATTGCAAGAAATGTTAGACAATACACAGACCTAGATTTATTCTTTGGTAAGAAATCGTCTAACTCTGATGTGCAAGAAATAACTGACATCAAAGCTGTGAAGCGTTCTATTCGTAATCTTGTGTTACTCAATCATTATGAAAAACCATTCCACCCAGAGATTGCATCTGGTGTTAGAGATATGTTATTTGAATTGATGACTCCAGTAACAGCAACTATACTTGCAAGAAAAATTGAAGATGTTATTAACAACTACGAACCGAGAGCAAGATTGATATCTGTGACTGCATTACCAAATTTAGATCAAAATTCATATGAAGTGTCAATAGAATTTTATGTTGTGAATCAACCTACAGAATTAGTTGACTTAACAATCATGTTAGAGAGAGTACGATAATGGCCGTTAATAATAGAAGACTTAAAGTTACAGAACTTGACTTTGATAATATTAAAAGTAATCTTAAAACCTTTCTAAAAAATCAAACTCAATTTAAAGATTATGATTTTGAAGGTTCTGGTATGAACATTCTTTTAGACACACTTGCATACAATACACACTACTTAGGTTTTAATGCAAACATGGTTGCAAACGAAATGTTTTTAGATAGTTCATCACTTAGGTCAAGTGTGGTATCTCATGCAAAAACATTAGGATACGAAGTTACCTCTGCAAGAGCGCCGACTGCAACAATAAATGTTTCTTTATCTACAGCTGCAGCTTTTAAAACTATGCCTGCTGGTACTGCATTTACAACAACTGTTGATGGAGTAAGTTATCAATTCGTTACAGTATCAGATGTCACAGTATCTAATAGTTCTGGTGCTATTGCTTTTGACAGTACAACAATTTATGAGGGTACATATGTCACATCAAAATTTCTAGTTGACACAGATGATGTAGATCAACGATTTGTTTTAACCGACCCAGCAACAGACACAACTACTCTTACTGTTAAAGTTCAAGCATCTGGAACTGATACTACAACTACAACATATACAAAGGCAACTGACATATCACAACTTACTGGTGCAAGTACAGTTTACTTTATACAGGAAATTGAAGCAGGAAGATTTGAAGTTTACTTTGGAGATGGTGTCATCAGTTCTGCTTTGTCTGATGGTAACATAGTTCAATTACAATATGTAGTTACAAACAAAACTGCATCTAATGGTGCAAGTACTTTTTCATCTCCATCTTCTATAGATGGTGTTACAAGTATTACTGTTACAACTGTTGCATCTGCAATAGGTGGTGCAGAACCAGAAACAATGGGTTCAATAAAATTAAATGCACCTCTAGACTATGCAGCTCAAGGTCGTGCAGTTACAACAAAAGACTATGAAGTATATGTAAAGAAGTTATTTGCAAACACACAAGCAGTTTCAGTTTGGGGTGGAGAAGATGGTAGTTATGATTCAAGTACAGGTGTGAGTTCTAATCCAGAGTATGGTAAAGTTTTCATTTCAGTAAAATCCACTACAGGACAAAATTTAACTTCAGTACAAAAATCAAACTTAGAAAAAGCACTTGGGCCTTACAAGGTCGCATCTGTTACTCCTGTGGTTGTTGATAATGAAACTACAAATATTATTTTAACAACAACTATTCAATATGATTCATCATCTACAACTTCTAGTTCTACAGATATTGCATCTTTAGTTACAACAACAATTAGAGATTACAACGATTCAGATTTACAAAACTTTAACTCACCATTTAGACACTCTAAATTATTGGGATTGATTGATAACACAGATACTTCTATTTTAAATAATACTACAACTGTTGTGTTAGGAAAGAAGTTTACACCAACATTAAATCTCTCTGCATCTTATACTGTTAATCTTAGTAACAAATTATACAATCCTCACCCAGGCCATAATTCAACTGCTGGAGGTGTTGTTTCATCAACTGGATTTTATTTGGGTGGAGTAACAACGAATGAATATTTCTTTGATGAAGATGGTAGAGGTGGTCTAAGAATCTATTATCTTGTATCTGGTACAAGAACATATTTTAATTCTGCAGCTGGTACTGTGGATTATACAAACGGAACAATTAAAATAAATTCAATGGTAATAACAGGTATTGCAGATGTTGATGGTATTAGTTCTACACAGGTTCGTGTAACTGCAATTCCAGATTCATATGATATTGTTCCTGTACGAAATCAAATACTAGAAATAGATTTAGTGAATACTAAAGTGACTACTTCTGTTGATGCAACTGCAACAAGTGGTGTAGGTTATACAACAACGCAGACTGCATCTGGTTCTAGTACAACAGTATCAACTGCAACCTCTACTGCAACTGCATCATCAAGTTCATCATCTAGTTCATCATCTAGTTCATCTTCTTCTTCAAGTTCATCATCAAGTTCTGGATATTAATAAATGGCCGATCAGAAATCAAAATTTCTAACTAAGATATCTCCTCTGATTGAAGGACAAGTTCCTGATTTTGTTCAGGCAGATCACCCAGTATTTGTAGATTTTGTAAAAGATTATTTTCAGTTTTTAGAAGCTGGTCGTTTAACTCTTACACAAACAATTAATTATATTTCATTAGAAACAAACACCTCTGCATATATTATTAACGAACAAGATGAAGAAAGAGTT